GCGAGAACATCCGCCACACGGGTAGCCTGGTCCGCCGCCAAGTGGAAACTGTTCAGTGCCGCAACCTGCAAATCCGCCGCGTCACCAGCACTAATCTGCGCAGCCCCAGCAAGCTGAATTGACCCCTTAGCCGCATCCATGGCCTGTGAAACATCCATGCCACCCTTAGCCAGGGCAAGCATCGCGTCAGCAGCCGATGCTGCGGAAGTACCAGCCAGGGACTCATCATTACCTAAATCCTTAGCATGCTGCTTCACCTTTGCTAGCTGCTCCGCAGTGGAACCCGTCACGGCACCAAGGGAACCTAGCACACCATCGAACTCGCGGCCTTCCTTAATGGCTTCGCTCAGGAAACCCACGCCACCAGCAAGCCCCAAACCAGCAGCCAACAGGCCAGACACTTTCCCCAACTGCCCAAATAGGCCCGCCCCCTGGCCAGCAACACTATCAAACGTCGCCCCCAAGGATTGCATTTTTGCGGAACCAACATCGGAAGCGTCAGCCATACGGCGCTGCGCAGCGGTCACATTATCGGCGGCATCACTAGCCCTGCCCCGGGCATTAGAAAGCGCGGTTTCCGCGCCCTCAAGCGCGCTCACAGACCCTAATTGTTGCTGCCTAGCAGCGGAAACCTTCGCCTCCGCTTGGGCAATTTTAGCGTCCTGGTTAGCCCTAGCCGCCTCAAGCTTACGCTCCGCAGACTCCAACTGCTCCGTGGTAGCGGTACTACTATCACGTAATGATTGTAGCTTAGCCTCAGCATCCTGAACCTTAGAATTTTGTGAGACACGCACCGACTCAAGATTCTTCTCCGCAGCCTCAAGCCGCTTCGTACTCGTCTCAACCTTAGCCTGTGCCTGCTCAGTTTTTTGCATAGCCTGGTTGACTTTTTCCTGGGCTTGTGCCTCACGGCGTTTCGCCTGCTCAAACGCCTTAGCCGACCCATCAATGCCAAGGGTAAGCTCGGTCTGAATCTTCTTCCCCGCCTTCGTGGCGGCACTATTCACAGGGTCCTCTAGATGCTTCTTGATAGCCGCATTCATGCCCCGCAACGACACCGTGATCGGCAAAGAAGCATAACCGATAGCTGACATGCTAACCTCACTAAAAAGATAATAAAAGTATTAAAAAAGACGGGGCAAACCAATGGCCTGCCCCGCAAAAAATGTTATGTTAAGTTTTCCCCTTAGCCAACGCAAGTTTGCGTTCGCGTTCAGCCTTGATCCTGAAATAGCGTTCCTTACGTTCCTCTAAGGCTTTCTGCTTCCTAGCGCCCTCACGCATTGTTGCCATGGGGTGACGCTCCCCAGAAGTGATAGCCGCGAAAATATCGGCAAGAATATAACCCTCGATTGATAGCCTATCAATATCCAATATTTCCGACCAAAACCTAGACCGTGTACGATCCAAGCCGTCTACCAGCACCAATAGCCGCCTCAGGGTGAGCCGTGACTTACCGCCTTTGGGGCGGTAAAAATCACGATAGTCAATACCCATAAAAGCAAGGTCCTGCTCTACAAGGTCCTCGTGCTCACGAATGTAGGGGAGTAATTCTATTTTCCCGCTAGGCCCCATTCCTTATCAATGAGGGGGACGACATGCTTCTGAAAATCACGCAACGTTGCGCCAGTGGCCTTAATCTTGTTCCAGTCTTCCGGGGATAAGATATCCCGGTACACGGCCACAGGCTTATCGCAGAATGAATCGTAAGCATCCAAGCTCATGTCTTCGAGGGTTGCGGGGATCGTGACCGTGACTTCCTGGCCCCGTAGGGTTGCGGTGATTTCCACGGTGGTGGTTTCTTCCACAGCTTCTTTTTGGGTTGCGCTCATTGGGGTGAACCTTCCTAGGTAGTTATTGTTTTTATGAAAAGTGGGGGCGTCTTGGTGTTGGGTGCGCCCCTAAACCCCATGTTTCTATCATCACAGTGACACTAAAGACCATGTAATAACATCACCCATTAATGTCACAGTGACCATATTTTACGGTGTGTCCTCAACGGTGATCTGGTCAGTGGTGCCTTCAAGGTGGCTCACGGCAGCGAGGATACCTTCGAAGCTCTTAACCGTGAAGCCTGCGGCCTTGGTGCCAGAAACAACTGCCTCCTCACCGCCTGCAATTTCACGCAAAGCTTCCTGAACCTTCGCAGCGTCAGCATCGTGCGCCAGTTCTTTGGTTTCGTTGTAGTTGATACGCAGATTCCAAGTACCGCCAGTAGCCGCGGCCGGAAGCTTAACAAGCTTCTCAGCCTTCGGCAAGGTGTTAGTGAACCGCTCCAGGTCAATGATTTCTTGCTTCTCATCAGGCACAAAGTCCAGCTTCTCAAACACGGCCTTGAACGTGTCCGGTAGCACATTGATTTCAATCTCGGTACCGGAAGCTTCTTGGCCCTTGCTCAGGTTCTCGCCCTTAGCCGCGGTGCGGGTACGGGACGCCAAGATACGGTGCGAGCCGTCGTTAAACTCATACTCGACAGCCACAAACGGCCGTGCAAGCTTAGCGCTGTGCAAAAGAATCTCAGCCCCATCAATCCGCTTCGAAAGCGTAGTGCCCCTTGTACGGTCCGGCCACAGCACGGATTGCACAGCATCATTCTCTTCAAGAACTAGTACCTTAAGGACCACCGAACCAGGCTTACCTGTCACGGCCACCGTGCCCATGCCCAAGCCCTTGGTTTCCTGAATCTCCATCGCCCGGTTCAAATCAATTTCTTGGTCATCCTTAAGAATACCCAAAGTCATCCAAGTGTGATCCAGCACACCATTCTTACTCACCTTCGGATCATCAGCATAACTGATGTACACCACCGCATCTGTGATCGTTTTCACATTTTGCGGGTCGCGTTGCTTAATACTCATAATGCAATCCTATTCACGAAAATATTGTATGTTGCGGAAGAAACATATCCCCCAAGTTTACTGTCCGGCGTGGTGATGATGTTTGTTGATGCTTGCACCCCTAGTTTCCACCTGCCCCCAAAGGATATTAGGACGGCATCAATGGTGCGCATGATTCGGGTTGCGGAAGGAATATCATATGAATGCACTGTGACACGCACCACCTCAACGGTAAAACCCTTACCCCCAGAAATAACGCCATCCGATTGGACGGTGACGTGCCAACCGTTTTTTTGGGGCGAGTATTTAAGGGGCAGTGTTGCCGATGTGCGCTTTTTGAAAGCATCGTTTTGCGCCAGAAACTCACGCACCTTGGCTGTGGCATCCTGCGACATGAACAGGCGTTTATCCTTCTCCAACATTTACTTTGTGCCCCCATAGCGTTTCAAATCAAGCCCCGCCTGGGTAGCCGCCTTGGTTAGTGTCCCATGCTTGGCTTGCGAGTTCAAACCACCCGCATGCATGATCGTCACCAGGCCAACCGGCCTGCCTGATTTATTGACCTCACTTCTAGATGCGACCGGCATTTTCGGATTCGCAATGCCCCTAGCGTTAGCCGCAACCTCCGCAGCCTTAGCCTCAACCACACTCATGAAATTCTCACGAAGCATCGCGTTAATAGCATCACTATCCAGTCGGAACGCGAATTTATCAGCCATCAACATCACGCCTTTCGCACATAACCTCAATCATCGGGGCATGCCGCTGGAACCAAGGCGTCCGACCTATAGCCCAATCGAATGGGGCATGCAAAATCTTGTATTTCACCCCGCGGATTTCAAGCTCATGATTCGGGCCTATCGGCAAACCCGCGGGTAAGAAAACCCTAAGACGCTGCGCTGTTGACCCATAATCCTTGTGCTGAATCTCACTACCAGTATCATACTGTGGCACACCCAGCACCTCGGTGTAGTTAGCGCTGTGGATAATCGAACCATCATACCCTATCTCTGGTGGGTCAAAAATTCTTATCCGCTCCACAGGTTCACCCTTCTGCTCTCCGGGAATGGGACAAAATCCCCTCCACGATAGCGAGGGCGAATATGTAGCAGCCCCAAAACATGCAACATCCTTTCGGTGAGGAACACGCCCCCGAACCCTTCTGTCCCGGTTTTTGCAAAGGTTGCACTGTCGGATTGTTCCCCCGTGGTTGACGACACGCTCGCCATGTTAATGTTCACACCGGTCAGCAACGATTCCACAACCATTGTGCGCACAACAATTTTGACCGCGGTCGTAAGCCAAGGCTTAGAAACAATCTCATCAGCCAACACCAGGCCGCGCCTGGCAAACTCAAACTCGATCCGTTCATAAGACAGATCAATTAAGGCACGGCACCTGTCTGTTTCCCCGGGAAGGAAGGGGCGGGGCATCATCACCCCAATATCATCAACCGATAACTTTTCCACCCCGCCACCTTCCTATCAGCTAAGCTTATCGGCCATTGCGATAAGCTCGGGCTTGGTCAAACCTTTAATGTCTTTCTCACTAGCCCCAAGGCTGGCAACATATTGCCGCCACAACTCAACCTTGGCGGCTTGTGCAGGGCGTTTACTGTCATCGGTGGGGTCACTATTGTCATCGTCCGGGCTATCGTCATCGACTGGCGGAACCTCGGGCAAGCCAAGATTGATAGCCTCAACCTTGTCATGCTTCGCGTTAGCGTCCTCAGCCACACCCGAACTAATCAGGCGGGCGGCGTCAAGCGGGTGGGCATCAAACACATCACCACGCTTACGCAACACCTCACCACCATCATCCGTGGGCTGCCACCAAATCCCAATCTTTAGGCGAATCCTCATAATAATTTAGCCCACCTGAATCCGTGCAACAGCCTTAGGATCATACAAAGCGCGGATCGAGCGTTCCATGATGTCAGCACGATACTCCATGGTAGCGCCACCGATACCACTATCACCATGGGGCGAGTACAAGGGGGTGACCTGTGGACGGTCTAAGAATTTCTTACCGCCCGGCTTCTGGGCCTGCAAAACATACACTTGCTTCGGGTCAACATACTGGCTCACGGCAACATCAAGGCCCCACGGCTTATACGGCTGGAAACCCTTAAAATAAGGATTATCCCCAGAGTTAGCACCAATAAACGCAGCTTGGATAGTCTTATTGCCAATAATGTTGTACCACACCGAGGGGTGCATCACCAGAGTGTCCGGGGTGTAGCCAAGGGCTGCCTTACGCTCATCATCTACATCACCATCAACCAGCGCAGATGAGACCATTGCACAGGCGCGCAAAACATCCTGCCCAATCTCCGCTGTTACGGTAGACCACGGCACACTAGCAGTCACCACCTGGCTATGCTCATCAGTAGCCGCCTTCACCCGGTCAAGGCCCTGACGTGCACTAGCATACAAAAACTCGTTAGCCAGCTGCTCAACACCGCGGGATAGTAGGTCAATGCGGTTGTCCTTAATCATTTCATAAGAAACACGCAAACCCTCCGCAATCTTAAACGCCTTCTCCACCTTATCATCACCAACACGAATATCGGCGGTGGGGATTTCCTCAAACTCCGCAACCTCATGCGGACTCTCGGACAGGAACGGGGACACCCGCTGCTTGAAAATAATAGCGCTAGCTGTGGTTTCACCATCATCAGAATAGAACACGTTTTCGATAGCAGCATCCTGAACAATGCTCACAATCTCATCAACGATCAACTCTGGCTCGTCCACATAGTCAGACACTGTGTAGGAACCGCCACTGTTTTCACCTAGAATAAAAGCCATTTTCTCACCTTCTTCTTATCAGGCCAGTGGGGTTACCAACCGCACCGACACGTGCTTACGGCCCTTACGCACCACAAAACCAACCGGCTTCGTACCTGCCTTAGCAACCTTACCATCAGCCGCGGCGTACACCTTATCCCCGGTCTTCAAATCATCCGTGCTATCACAGGCAATATTAATAATAGCGGGGGAGGTCACCACGGTAACCCGGTCGGTCTGGCCAATGGTCACAACCGGGGTCTTATAGGCGTTCTGAATCGCAACACCATACACGTCATCA